AACAACGGGTTGGCAAGCTGTGCGAACGCAATGACTGGTACCTCCCCTCGTTTAACAAAGGTCAGATAATCCAGTCGATAAAATTGGTCAACATGTGAACCATCATTATCATTGACGTCGCCTTCGATGAAAACGACACCCATACGTCCGCAGTATCGATTGGGGTTGTCATTATATACAGCCGCCAATTGATCGTCCCCATGTGTTATCACATACACGTCCCCATGGTTGGCCTTAATCGTGTCTTCCATCTCTGTTAGAACCGTACCCAGTGAATCTAGGTCAGTGCCGGATATGATGGATCGGTAATGAAAGGATTTATTTTTTGGAATATATCCTCCTTCATCTCTGAATCGATCGAGTAAGGTTTTTGGTACCATATAGTACTTGTGCAGTGACTGTGCACGATTTAAGTGGTGGTCGTGGTAATCATACTCGACCGACACAATGATCTGGTTTCCTTCCTCAAGGAAGGATACACGATGTTTCCCTTCTAAAGATTTCTTGACGTAAGCCAACAAATGGGGTTGGGCTGAAAGCCAATCCTCACCAGTGATGCTCACAACATCCCTTGCGTATTTAAGACAAGGTTTGCCATCAATGATCTTATATTTCTGGAATTCATGTGGTTTGCATTGAACCAGATTCACCCGAGATTGCACTCCTTTAAGCATCCTTTCCCTGATTTTGGACACTAAAGCTCTGCGGAGTGGTAATTTGGCGCCGACTTCCTCGATATAGTCGTCTAACGCCTGCACAGTGTTGTACATCCTCTCCTCTGAGTGGTTGATCTCTATAGAAGCCATGGTGTGATGCGTGCACGCCTGAGCGAATGCTTGCAACACAGTTTGTGCGGGTAGATCAGCATGGACGTATCCCAGGTTGCCCCAGGTTTCGTAAATCCGCTCCCCGCCTTGATACTGTTTGTCTCGGTTTTTGATCTCCTTGACTAAACTGTTCATGGCCTTCTTAGATTTCGAACTCCACCCTTTGTCCTCATTTAGACATAGAGATTCGAAGATGTTTGTGACCTCGTCCCAATACCGGCTAGCACGGTATCTTTGTTCGGTCTCATCCTCCCTG